TAACGTGGCTCGTTATGACCAACTGTCCATGGACAATCAATCTGATGTAGCTATGCTCAGGGCGCAAGGAATTACACCTGAGGCACTACAAAACATTAACCCTGAGGCTTTCAAAAAGCGCTTTGTAAAGATTACCACAAAAGATGGTAAGCAGCAGATTGCAGACATGCAATTAGCTATGGGCATGACAGGCTTTACGCAGTACAAGTCTAAAGAAGCGGCAACTGCAGCATTGGAAAAGCTTAAGCTAGATAAAGTGCAGGCTGAAGTAGACGTTAAGAATGCACAAGCTAATATGTACGACCGTAAAGGCACAGCTAGCTGGGTGGGCGGTAGCACAGGGGTTAGTGGCACGGCAGATACACGTAACGCTCAAGCCGTAGCTGAAGCACGTGATCGAGTAACGTCTGGACAGGGTACGTCTGCTGACTCAGCGCTTATCGAACTGCATGATGAGAAAGTCACAGGCAACATCCCAGGCAAGTCTCGCGAGTCTGCTGCTACTGTAAACACGCTGTACGGTATGTTTGGTGGTGAGCAAGGCTTCTACTCAACTAACTTCAGCAAAGACTCTACTGCACGCCGTAAAGCAGCTGGCGAAGTTCTGAAACTTGAGCAACTGACAGATACCAAACTAACTAACGCGGATAAGGACAAACTAGACGATATTCGCGAACTCATTTCACTAGGCAACCCAGCAGGTAAATTGACTGCGGACCAAACAGGTATCATTGACTCGTTAGTTGGCGATGTCAAAAAGTACGTATCTGATAACCCATCAGGCATTGACGCTACCTCAGCGTACAACGCTTATCGTAACTCAATCCGAAATGCGCTATACGGTTCTACGTTGACAGAAGGGGAGATTCAAGCGTTCAATTCTGCCTTCGGTTCTCAGCGTCAACAACTGGGACCTGTACTGCAGCAATTGCAAACTGGCTTAACTCAAGTACAGTCTAAGCTTGAATCAGTAGCTATGAACATGCACCCTGCAGTAGCTCAATACCGAGTAGGTATGGACCAGCAAAAGCTATTGACTGTTATGGACGCGTTACAACAGCGTATTGATTTGCTTAAGGGGATTCAGCGCAAGTCAGGTCAGGCTCAGCCTACAGGTCAGGCTCAGCCTACAGGTCAGGCTCAGCCTACAGGTCAGGCTCAGCCTCGGCTCTCTCCGTCAGAAGCACTTGACAAGCTAATGGGAGGCAAGTAATGTCTGTTTCCATTAAAGCGCTGCAAGATGCGTTTCAAATTTCCTTTGACGCATATGAGCAAAGCCGTAGTGAGGCCGCTCTTGTATGGGATCAGTATCACAACAGGCACTATACAGAAGACCAACTTGCTGTACTAGCTAATCGCGGTCAGCCGGCAGAGACATTCAACGTCGTTAAGATGTTTGCGCGCATGCTTATTGGCTACTACTCATCCACAGTCAACTCGATTATAGCTACTCCTATTCAGCAAAATGATGTTGAGCGGGCGTCTTTATTGACTAGTGCAATTCAATCAGAGCTGCGAACAAATAACTTCTTGGGTGAAAGCAATAATCTTAAGCTTTCATTGATTAACGCAGGTATGGCGTGTGTCTACATTGACGTAGAAAAGACTAACGAAGTTGACCGATTTAAGCGGCCTATTCACCGTCTGCGTGTAGAGTACGTTCCAGACGCTGAAGTGCTTCGTGACCCTATGAGCATCCGCGATGATTATACAGACGCGCGGTGGATTCACCGTTTCCGTTGGGTAGCTAAAGAAAAGCTGGTCCGCATGTTTGGTGAAAGCAAAGTAGCTAAGCTTGACGCATATGACAATCACGTTAATGTGCCAGGCTTTGATTACACAGACATGTACAACGCTCAAGCAGTAGGTAAATATAAAGTCTACGATAACTATCTAGTTATCCATACCTGCATCGAAGATGAGAATGGCAAGCGCTGGTCCGTCATGTGGAGTGCAGATGTAGAACTGTCGAAAAAAGAAATCCGTACTCAAGAAGTGCAATTTCCGTACCGCACTTTACTAACTAGTAAAAGCGATCGAGTAGAGTACTATGGTATCTTCCGTGAAGTCGTTGAAACTCAGCGGGCAATAAACCAAGCACTGCTTAAAATCCAGCTGTTAGTTAACACGCAAAAAGCTTTTGTTGAAGAAGGCGCTGTAGCTAACTTAGCTAACTTCACCGCTGCTTTTAACCGCGTCAATGCAGTCATTCCTGTTAAGAATCTTGCAGGTATTCGTATTGAGCAGCTAAGCAGTGAAGTGCAAGACCAGTACATCATTGTAGACCGCGGGCTTGATCGTGTTCAGCGTTTGCTTAGCATCAATGAAAGCTTCCTAGGTATGGCCGCGGCATCTGACTCAGGCCGTAAAGTGGCATTGCAGCAGCACGCGAGTGTAGTAGCCCTTCAGTATCTAACTAGTCGTATTGAATCTTTGTACCGCTTAATTGGTCAAGATATGGCTGCACTCATTAAGCAGTACTTTGTAGCTGAGCAGGTTATTCGCGTCGCTGACGACATTACAGGTGACCGCTATCTAACCTTGAATAAGCCAATGGAAATGTGGTCTGGTCAGATGGATGAGCAAGGCCAACCTATCATGGAACCTATGTATGAAGAAGTGCTAGACCCTGGCACAGGTAAGCCGATGCTAGATAATGAAGGTAACTACATCATTGCGCCTATCCCAGAGGGCGATACAGAGTTTACCTTTACCTCAACAGATATTGAGATTCAGTCTGTCGCTTATAACAATGAGGACGAGAAGAACCAGCTGATGCTTGAAACACTACTCAATGGACCAGTCGGTAAATTGTTAGCTAGTGTAAACCCGAGCGGCTACTTTACTGCTGCCTCGCTTAGCGCTAAGTCCTCTAAGACTAAGTACTCACCGCAGATTAGCCAAATCCTTGATAACACTGCTGCAATGCTTCAAACAGCGCCAGGTGGTTCTGAGTATGCTATGAGTGTTGCGGCAGGCCAGCAAGGTGCTAGTAATCAAGAAAACAGTGCTAACGGTGCACCGATGAGCCAAGGGCTTAAACTACCAGATAACACCAATCAGGAGGCTTTCTAATGGGCATAGCATCTGTATTAGCTCTTGGACTGAAGGGTTCATTAAAAACTAAAGCCGGTAAACACGTTGTTTCACGTGACGGTAAAATGTTCATCGATGAAAAAGGCGGGGCTGAAGTTGCGCTTAAGGACCTAGATAGTGATTCACTAAAGCAATGGGTAAAAGACAATACAATTTACCGCGGGGACGCCGGCGCTGCGCCCACTGAAGCTAACTTATTTGATGGGAATACTAAAGGGCATCCTGCTACGCACGCTAGCTATGACATCACAGAAGCACTTAGCTATGCTGGCCGTAAAGATAAGCCCACTGACACACCTGGTGTGTCTGAAGCAAACTTGTATTCGTCAGCTAACTATCCTGACACTACGCGACTGCTCGACTATAAGACTAACCCTGATGAACTAGCTAGTATAGCAGACACTGTTATGCAAAACAAAGGTTATAAACGTGCGCCTGACCTCATGAAGGCTCGTGCGTACAGCGGAGATTGGCAGGAGTTAGAGAATAAAGACTTTGTAGCAGAAGCTAAGAAGCGTGGCTATAACATGATTCGCCAAAGCGGCGAAGGCGATAACGTACAAATCTTCCCTGGCGCTGTGCCTAAGACGTTTGCTACTGAAAGAGTGTTATTCGGTGATAACTTAATGCTAGACCCGCAGAACATAGGTAAATTAACTGCGCAGGAACGTAAGGCGATTGATAACCCGCAGGTAGACAACCGAGATGCGTTTGTCAATCCCTCTTACATCAGTATGAGTAGCAACCCACATGCATTTGCTGCACCGATGACTCGTATTCTTCATGGCGGCATTCGTGCAGGTAAGACTAAAGATGAGATTGTCGCACAAGCAGAAAAGTTCTTACCTTATAATGAAGGCGCAGTTGGGCGTAACAATATAGCCCGAACAGACTTTCTTGACCAGCTAAAAACTATGCCTACCGACGCAAGCGGTAAGCCTGACCAGGCTAAGCTTGGTGACTGGTTAAAACAAACCGGCTTGTATAGCTCAGCGGGTGTGCTTGGCCTTGGATTAGCTAGTCAATCAGAAGACGTGAGCGCAAGCGACGAAATTAAGATAGACGAGAAAGGCAATCCTTACACGAGCAAGCGCATGACCACTGAAGAGTACAATCAGTTCATTGATAAAAAAGCTACTACTGAAGCGGCGCGTTTAGCTAAGAAAGAACAGCCGCAATTTGTCATTGACAATGCAGTATCTGACATTCAAAAACTCAAAGAAGTAGCTACTAAACCGCCGTCTACTTTAGTAGAGCAGATGCGAACTGCAGGTTATTCAAACAAAGAAATTTACCAAGCGTTTGCCGATAAAGGTAAGACCCAAGACGAGATAGATAAAGAGTTTGGTGGCATGCTTACCAAAGCGAAAGCTCAATTTACTTCGCCTGAAGACCAAGCCTTGTTCAACCAAGACTTTAGCTATGCGCCTTCAACTAATGCTAAGACTCTTGAACTGCCTGAATTGACTGCGCAACTGGAAAAGCTTAATCGTGACAATTGGTCAACAGGCAAAGCTGTGCAATCACTATGGGACGACAAGACAGCAAAAGAAGTACAAGAGTACACTTCTGCTATTCAGCCTAAACTTGTGGAAGGCCTACTCAAACGTGGCTATCAAGCTAAGCTTATGGTACAAGACGGTAATGCGATGCGGGATGCGCAAGAAGGCGAAGTGCCTAATGTAGCCGCCGTACTTGACCCTAAGACTAAGCAATTTGTTCCTGCTACGTCTGACTTTATTTCTGGCTTAACTAGTTCAGCTTTGTCTATTACTGGCGGCGTTACTGGTGCAATGTCAGGCGCAGAGTTAGGTATGGCTGCGCCAATCCCTCATCCTATAGCTAAGGGTGCCGCGGTTCTCGGTGGAGCTATTGCAGGTGGCGCAGCAGGCACATTTGCAGGTAGCGTTGCGGATGACCTAGTTACTGCCGCAAAACTGAATGAAGACTTTGACGCACAGAAAGCTGTTAACTTTGCGGCGCAAGAAGGTTTAACTAGTGCTATCTTCGATGCAGGACTGGTTGGTTTGCTTAAGTCACCTGCCGCAGTAGGTCAACTAGCTAAAGTCACTAAGCGTTACCTAGAAGACGCTAATGTGCAAGGTGCTTATCGAGCACTCAAAGACATCACCGGTGTTACAGACCAACAAGCGGATGACTACATTAAGCAAGTGAATGCCATGTCCAAGGCCCCACTCGATGGCTCACAAACACGGCAACGAATCAATGCGATTGCTCAGACACAAAAAGGTGCTGAAGCAATTGTGCCACAAGCATCGCAGTTGTCTAAATCAGGCGGCTTTAATTTCGCTAAAGAGATTGACACTCGCGCTAAGGACTTTACTGCCTCAGTTGATACAGTCACGCCTGAAAATGTTGGTAAGGTTATCACTGATGACTTAGCTAAGTACCAACAAAGTGTGCGCGATGGCTACGAAGGTATCAAATCATTTGGTATCGCTCAAGCTGATTCAGTAGGCTACCACTTTGACATCGACAAGTTTAAGATTGATTCTATGCTTGAAGATGCAAATGTGCGGATTACCGATCCAGCGGTACTACAACAATTTGATACGTTGATGGCTAAAGTAAAGTCTATCGGTGCGGGCGGTCCTCGCAGCTTTAGTGACTTGCTTGACTTGCGTAAAACAATTAGTGACTTTAAGTACAAGAACGGCACTACTAACTATATCAAGCTAGATAGAGTAAACACTGTGCTTAACAGCATTGATGGAGAAATTGAAGAGGCAGCTAAAGCAATGCCTAACGGTACGCAATGGCTTGAAGAGTTTGCGAAGTCTAAAATTGACTATGCGCAGATGAAAGGACTTGAGAAGAACGCTTTATACAAAGCACTGAATCGCCCAGGCATTAGCGCTGAGCAAGTAGTTAGTGCTGTAGCGCAAAAAGCAGGCAGCATCGACGGTACATTTATGGAGGTATTAGGTAAACTACCTATGCAGACACGAGTGAACGCTGAAGGCGCAGTTATGAAGCATCTGCTAGGTAAGCATACTATTGGCGATGGGCAAAGCTATCAAGCTGTAGACTTCCCTGCGCTTGTCGAAAAGCTAGATACGCTTGAGTTCACGACTAAAGAAAACCGTGAATTGAAGCGAGTGGCTCAAGAGTTCGCCCGTGTATTTCGCAACGACAAAGCACTGGCTGAAGCTTCTGGTGCCATCAACGTACCTAAACCTACTAGCTATCTAGCTACGTCGGTGGAAGGTCGCTTGCGCGTTCAGGCTATGAGCGAAATGTTTAACAGCGTTTCTAAATACCTACCTACAAAAGAAGGCCGCATGAAAGCGCTAGCGGATAAAGTGGCTGATGTATTAGATAGCCCAACTAACGCTAAGGCTACTGAAACACTATTGCGTGAACTGCCTGCTGACCCGGCGTTGAAAGAAAGTTTGTCTAAGCTAGCTATTGAGTACACTAAGCGCGGACAAAAAGAGACGTATCCACAGGTGACTACTTACCAAGTATTCAATCCAGGCAGAACCCGTGATGCGATGCAGACACGCTTAGGTAAAGGCATGCTGTACTTTACTGACGAAGCTAAGGCTAAAGCGTATGCTAATGGCCAAGGCTTGCAAGTCAAGGCTACGCAAGTAGAACCTACTCGGTTTGCTACTCCGCAACAGATTGAGCAGATTACTGGTGAACCTTTCAGTATGCAGCAATTAAGAGACCCGGCAGTTCTCTCGAAGCTCCGGGTCAAAGGGTATACAGGCGTAGCAGAAGGCGATGAAGCGCTAGAGTTTAACTATCGTGCGCCATAAGTAAGCTCTTTACATGCTCGATGTTATAAGCCGTGGTAGCTAATCCTCCTGCGGCTTTAATCATTTCAATGTGCGCTAATTGAAGTGCGCTAGGCTTGTTATAATCTAGCTTGCCTTCAATACCAATGAATCGTCCTTTATAACAAGCTAAGATATCAGGCGTGCCTGCTTTGTTAGTAGCTATCGTCTTGATAACATAGCAGCCTTGTGATTTTAGGTAGGCCTGAATTTTTGCGTTCAGCGCAGACTCTTTCATTTGTCGAACCGCACGGCTACAAAGCGTGGCAAGAACAGGCTAGGTGTTGAGCCCAAGCGGTCTTGAATCACTGTGTTGTACTTGACTTCGATTACCTTATTGCGGTACACGCTGAAGTCAGCTGCTCTGTCTGCATCAGTCATACCACTGCCCACAGACACTTCAACAAACTGACCTTCTACGAGGCCTTGGCATAGTAAAGAACCAATCATGCCGTCATACTTGCCTTGCCCTAGTTCGTAGTCGACACACTTTAAGTCTGCCGTCTTTGTCTCTTTCATTTTAACCCAATGTGTAGTGCGCTTAAAAACGTAAGGACTAGTTAGGTGTTTTAGAATAAGCCCTTCATAACCCAGCGTAATAGCATCATCATATGTAGCTTGCAGTTGCTGTAAATTAGCTATCTCCATGGCATTAGCTAATCTAATACTATCGTGACTACCGTCTAAGCGGCCAATCAACTCTTCGCGGCGGACACTATATGGCTTAGTGCACATCTCAGTAAACGCATCGTCTAGCGATAGGTAGTCAAAGACATTAAACACTAGTAGTGATTCGTTGATATCACCGTTATGAATAGCCGAGTTAATCAGGCCTGACACTTTAGTGCGGTCAGTTACTTTGCCAGAGTCAAGAGTAATTTCACAGTCATATACGCCGTCAGGTAACATAGCCAGCTGTGGCGTTCGACGCAGATGAATTACTTTGTTGTTGCGCGTCTTAGCTATATAAAAGTCAGACTTGACCACAATGTAAGCACGAACACCGTCGTACTTAAGTTCGGCTATGAGAGGGAACTGAAGTTTGCTTAACGGCACTTCTTTAGCTAGTTGTACGTTCATAGGGTTTCTCCTGAGTAAAGGGAATCGATGTAATTAAGTTTGTTAAGCGCAACAGCTTCATACACTTGTTCACTGATAGCTTTCTTAACTAGTAAGAAGTGCACTACTATCGGCTCAGCCCGCAGTTTATTAGCTTGGCGCGCTCGACGCTGTGAGTGCTTAGCGGTAGACCAGTCTTGAGAGTATATAACTAAGTCTTTGTACATTGACAAGTCAACACCTTCAGCATAGCTAGTTGCCTGCAGAATCTGCGCTCGTGTAAAGACTTCACGGAGCTTCGTGCCTTCGGCGATATAGTTATACATGATGACTAGTGAGTCAGTGTCACCGAAGTGCTCAAGGATATAGCTAATCTTTTCATCATTAGCTAACACTAGGTATGTGTCATCTATCTTAGCTACACCGCCTTCAAGCATGTGCAGACTTGAGCGGAGCTTACCACCGCTATCACAGATAAGCTGAAGATCGTTGATAGTCGCCACTTTGTCTTTAACCAAGGTGTTGTACAGCAACTTAGTTGACTCTGCAAGTTCAAGGTAGTGTAGCTTGTCCTCAGGCTCATGTGTGAAGTCCAGCTCTTTTCTGGTCTTAGTAATGAACAAATGTTCTACTGTCTTGAAAGTCCAGTCTACTGTGCTAGTGTACTGAGCGACTTCACGCTGATTGATGTATATGCTTTTAGGTACACCGAACACCTTGAACCATGAGTAGTAGTTAGTGTACTTCTTCCATGGCGACCAGGCGCTGAGTGCGAACTGGTGATACAGTAAGTGAGGACCTTGTGCGGCGGGCGTAGCTGAAGAGTAAATGATAGGCACATTTTTAG